CAAGTTAGCTCTTTGGTTGCTTTCTGGGGTAGCTGAACTTACTGCCATACCTTCTTGAGCAGCTTGGATAGCTGGCAAGCGGTACACATCGTTGGTCCACAAAGGTAGAGTAGAGGCTACTTTACGCTTTTTGGCCATGGCCATGTTCAATACTGGGGTGTCATCTTTGACGCGGTTAGAAACATCAAGGTCTAGATCCTTGACGACGATATCGGAAGCATATGCTGTAGTTCCGTTACCGATTGCACTAGTTGTAATAGTTGCCATTATAGTCTCCTTAAAATTGGCTGTAATCGTTTAACGACCTGCTCTGCTTTGACGGATTTGACTCAGTCTAGCTGTAAGCAAGTTTTCGCCGGCTTTTTTATCACCAGCTTGGGCTCTTTCACGAAGTTGTGCTATATTATTATCGGATCCACGGCCGGCAGTTGCGGCGCCTCCGGTTCTTTTACCGGTTAGGGCTGCAATGCTTGACCCAGCTGATTTGACTTTGGGCTTTTCTCTGTACTTTAGGCCATCGCGTACCAAACTCATCAAATGCTCATCACTTGAGACAAGATCAATGTTTGCTACACCTGGCACCAATTGTGCATCCTTGGCTTTCCATCCTTTACCTAACTTCTCACGCAGTTCATTATACACATAATCATTTTTCAATTCCTTGTCTTGAAACTGAGCACGGCTCTGTTGCAGGATAGTTTGGACTTGTTGCTGACGCATGTTATAAAACTGATCTACATTGGGCTTCAACTGTTTGATAGTAGCTGCCTGTGAAGCAATATACTGTTCATTTTGTTGCATGGCACTGGAGATTCTAGCATGTTGTGCTGGGTCCTGTGTCTGTGCAAGTTGTTGCTTGAATGTATTTTGATAATTTTGTGTTTTCACAATCTCATCATACGCTCGTTGTAACTGTGGACGAACTGTAAATTCCATGGCAAGTAATAACCCTTCGGTTTCACCTGTCTTGCTCTTTACATAATTTTCAAATTCGGCTTGCTGGATTTTTAATTGTCTAGCATCCTCATGTATTGCTCCGCCTTGGCCCAATATGGCTGCTGCCTTCTTAGCGTCAATTACGATTTCTTTTCCATTGCGTGTAAACTTGAACTTGGCGTTCGGGTTTGTGTCTGCAAAGTCTAAGAAGTCGATAATATCCTCAGTAGATGAATCCGAATTGCTTACCTCTTCAGGGGCGACATCTTCTTCATTGGCTTCTGCTGTATCAGCGTCCTCGTACGAATCAATTTCTGGCTCTATGCTTTCGGTATTGCCGTCGACATCATTATCGACTTCAACTCCTTGTGGCGCCACAGGGGTCGCTTTCGCTTCACCTGTCTCAGTCGGTTTAGTTTCTGTCACTATCTGGTTACGCATTGCGGCCATTTTGCTAGCGATAGCATCTAAACTTGGAACTGCATTTTGTGTGGGTGCCGCACTTTCTGTGTTAGGTCCACTCATTGTTGCTGTTGTCATATTTTCTCTTTAAATTATACAGTGGGGTCCGCGACACCTGTCTGTGAACTTACCACTGTGTTTTTATAATACACTGCTTTTTTGAGCAGTGCTATAAAACCATCCATGCCCGCAATTTGATTGCTGATAGCAACTCTGCGAGCATTGTCGTCTGCTGTGTGTCCCTTGATATCAGCTAGTTGGTCACACAGTTCAAACTTGTATTCATGTACAAATTGGGCCAGATCCTTGTTTTTCATCAAGTTCTCTGCTGTACTGCCCCAGACTTTGACTGCATCAGCTTGTGATGCTGTCATTTTCTTAATACTATTTGGATTTAATACCATGCGGTGATTGAACGCCGCGATAGTTTCTTGATTGATCATATTCTATTCAATTGTTATTCGTTTTATTTAGTCCTTAGACCGCACCATATGACTTGGCTTTGTGTTCGGCTATCAAACTGTAACCTTCCAACTGGCGTTCGGCTGTGTTGCCCTGTACATCAGCATTGATTTGATCAGCTCTAGCATTGTCCAATTTGGCTTTGGCTGCTTTGCTGGCAGTATCTGCCATGCTAGCTGCCATTGCTGCTTGTGCTGCCTTGGGATCTGGCTGCGGTTGTGCTGCCATGGCCTGCTTGACCATTTGCATTACTTCTTCTTCGGTAGGCAAGTACACATCACAGTCTTTGACACCTAGTGTATACAAGGTATCTTCATAGGGCTTGCGTATTTTCTTGAACAGCTCAGGTGTGATAGCATGTATGCTGACCAATTGTTGCACTTCTTGCATTAGGCCGGTTTGTGTTTGCTTGATGATTTGTAGTCGCTGTAGGCTGTTTTCTTCTGACTTCATGCCTAGGGCTAGGTCAATATGGATTTGTGCTCGCTCGCAGAAGTTCATGTCATCGAATGCTTGTGCATCTAGGAACACAGGAGTCTTGTCTGGATGGCAATTTTGTGCTAGTTTTTTGACACCATAATCATCGCCGTACTGTATTAGAGTACGCCATACCAACCAAATGGCTTCTTTCAAACCTTCTGCACAGTTACGCACAGTGTTGTCTTGAATGATTTGATTAGGACCCATTGCCAGTTGTAGCTTGGCACCCGAATTGCCTGGCGCCATAACTTCAGGATTGAATGTATCTTGCGGAGTGGTCATACCAACAAGAGCCATGGTGTCTTGTTGCATACGGTTCAATGCGCTTTCAATAAAGCTGATGTTACCGTTGGGTACAGGCATGGCCCACACATCGGTCGCTGGATCAAATTTACTATCCAATACAAAGATGGCAGCTTCGCCGTCCTGCAACATTTCAAAGTCCACACGGTCCGGTTTGACACCGTATCTTGGAGTTGCAGTTAGCAAGCCCAATTGGATTTCAGCTCTGTGTCCACTTGTTGCATATTCTTGCATTGGTACAACTGACTCAGCAACACTCATGCCATAAAAGTTTTGTGCTAAAGGCTTTGGACACATATTGGCTACAGGAATAAACTCAACTTCCTTTGCACTAATAATGTACATGCCCGAATAAACTGTTTCGACAAGTTCTAACTCGCCATCGCCGTCAATGTCCCAACGGTTCCAAACGGTCAACACAGTTACTTGGCGGCTGTAGGGATCTTGTGCGGCATAGCCCGAGTTTGGCAAACCGTTGATTGGCACTGAATCTCTAGCATGTAAGGCCAAGTTGTTTAGCAGGGAGCCAGCTTGGTAAGCGCCCACATTTGAATACTCGGCATATTCTTTGAACAGTTCCAGGTCGATTTCTGGATAGCGTTCATATGCTTCGGCAATGGTCATTGGATCATAGAAGCCGCAAAATGGTTGATCCTGAATATTGATCACAGTGGGATCGCACATCCAATAGTGTTGCGCAATAGGACGGAACTTGATGTTGATGTTGTAACCAGTTAGTTTGTATTTGGCTTCATATATGCTGTTGCGATTGATGCTGTCGCGGATAGCTTGTGGGCCTTCATCCAATTGCATGGTTTCTGGTGTAGTAGGATCGGCAATGTCTTCGGCCGTGACAGCTTCGCCGCCCCCAGCAACACGACCGGATACATCGATCAAGTCCTGCAACTGTTGCATGATAGCATCATCGCCCATGCCTTTTTGTTGCTCTTGGCTTTCTTTCATTACAGCCTGCAAGTCCACATCTTTCTTGCGCCGGCTTTGGCGTAGTGCAGTTAGGCCAGCGTCGGCGGCTTGTGCTTCGAATGCTTGTAATTGGCTGTCGGTTCCTGTTGTGGTAACATAACGCACAATTTGCTCGCGCACCGGAGCAATCATCATTTCGCCATTTTTGTGCAACATGGCATCCATGATCCAGTGCTGTAGAATAGTGTGTGGTTCGTTTTGTTGATTGATAATCTTCGAAACCATTTGTGTGGCTTGTCTAGCAGCCGCAGCATCATCGTCGCCATCGGGCACAAATTCGAAGTTCACTTCACCGTTGGGTGCTAGGCCTTTGTTAACAACTGCTGTGACATAATCCACTGTGGGTTTGACCACAGGGTGAATGTAATCTATACCGTTTACCGGATCTGTTGATTGGCTAACAGCTAGATTCAAGTAATGGTAATCACTGGCTCTATTGATGTTGTTCTTGGTGGCCAACAGGCGCAAGTTGGCAGCACATTTTTGATCAAGTAGACGCTTCATCTCCAAGAACTTTTGATTCTTGCCTTTGGGGTTATAGAACTGATTTGTCACTACATTTTTGATATCTAGCATATGGAAACTTCCGTGTTATTGTTTATTTATAGTCTTTATACCGAGCTGCCGTCCGGGCTATAGACCTTCTTCCACGGCATTCTATCCCCCAAGTTCTTGTCACGATTGATGTATTGTTCACGCACTTCGCGGAATCGATCTCTAGGGCCGCGTCCATCGTAGGGCTCGCACCAGTCATTTAAACAGCCTAGCAGGGCATAACGGGCACTGTCAATGCAGTCATCCGGGTCACTGAAGCGGCCCTTTTCATCTACATAGTAGTTTTGTGCTTCATTTAGGAACTTGACACAGTTTTCATTGATATGAAATGTACCCAATTCGATCATCTGTCGCATGATGTTTATGCCAAAGCTCTTGTGATTTGTGATCTTGCCTTCCGAGTCCGGTGGATTCATCACAGGCTTTTCTATCACATTCAGTTCATAGCTTTCAAACAGGCTGCGTATGCTGTGGCTTGACATGGTATAACGACCTTTGGTACTGGCATCCGGTGGCAGCACAATAGGAGTGCCAAACACTTCAGGCCGCATTAGGTGCTGTATCCAAGTCATGGGATTGGCTTCTTCGGTGCCCCGTACTACAATTTGGCTGTGTAAC